AGAGGATCAACAAACAGGACGTCCAACCCACGGTAGGTTACTTAGAGAAACTCACGGGACTTCCACTCCTACAAAACATGTTGGGGTCAACAGGCATTGCACAATCAAGTGGTGATTTGGACCTAGCAGTGGACAACAAGTCAATGTCCAAAGAAGAGCTCTATAACAAACTAGCACAGCACGTAACATCACAGGGATTAGACCCAAAAGACTACATAGCCAAGTCAGGCGTTTCCGTACACTACAGAACACCTATTAACGGACAGGCACTAAACGGATTCGTTCAGACTGACTTTATGTTTGGCGACTCACAATGGCAGAAGTGGGCCATGGCAGGCTCACCTGAAGGATCAGAATTCAAAGGCAAGCATAGGGCTATATTGTTGTCTAGTATTGCGAAAGTGAGGAATCTAAAATTTTCAGCACAGAACGGACTGTTAACTAGAGACACTAACAAGTTAGTAACCAAAGACCCTGACGAGATATCACGTATATTAGTGGGAGGCACTGAAAAGGATCTTGCTAGTGTAGAATCAATAATTAGAAAGATTAAAACTGATCCGGATTATGAACAGTTAGTAGCAGATGCTAGAGAAACATTTGCTAAAGAAGGACTTAATCTAGACGCTATGACTGAGACCAACATTATGCGACAGTTAAGAAATCGCATAGTTAATCAAGGCATGAGTGTGATAGTTGAAGCGGCCCGTATTGAACATCCAGAAGATATGATATTCAACGCTGGGTCAAGAGGTGCTTTACAAGCAATAGAACAATTAAATTATCTACCTAAATCAGCAGAAGACATCACAATTAAATGGGATGGCAAACCAGCGATAATATTTGGTAGAGATACAGATGGCAAGTTTGTGCTAACTGACAAGTCAGGGTTCGGCGCTAAAACATATTCAGGCATGGCTAAGACTCCAGAAGAACTAGAAAAGGTTATGTTAATGCGTGGTGGCGATCGTGCGGACTTGATCAATATGTACAAGGCATTATGGAAACCACTAGAAGCACAAACTCCTGCGGGACTAAATGGTTTTTTTCAAGGAGACCTATTGTATGTAGGAACACCTCAGAAAAAAGGTAACAAATATGTGTTTACACCAAACACTGTAACATATTCAGTAGACACAGACACAGACCTAGGCAAACAGATAGCAAACAGCATGGCGGCAGTTGCTATACACACATACAAGACTGGACCACAAGACGATGGACAACCGTTTCACGCTGTGGAGAAACTACCTAAGGGTAGCATACTGTTCGTAGGTCCTAAAATGAAAGAAACTCCCAAGTTAACCTTGCCAACAGGAAAAATAGGTCAGATTGAGTCTAAGGTTAAACAAAACAGTCGTGCCATTGACAAGTTCTTCATGCCTGAACTGTTGAGATCAAACAAACTAAGTGACTTACCAGCACTAATGAAACAGTATGCCAATGTTAGAGTTAGAGAAGGTAACTTTAATAACATGGCAGGTAACTTCCTCCAGTGGGCAGTAACTAAAGTAACAAAGGTCAAGGCAGAACGACTACAACAATACGTTGGCGACAACATGAAAGTGGTTGAATTAATATTTCAAATATTCAATGCCATAGCGGTTATTAAAACACAGATAGTTAGATCACTAGACAGCCAAGGTAGTGGTATAACAGCAACGATAGATGGCGAGAGCGGACACGAGGGTTATGTAGCGGGCGGCCTTAAGTACGTTGATCGTTTGAGATTCAGTCGTTCAAACTTTGCGAAGAATTTATAATAATGGAACTAATCAAAGAACTTATCGAAGCTAGAATGCACAGGCGACTAGGATCCTTTAGAGGACAGGACGTTGGTGATATCGCAAAGAACATGTTTAATCATTTCATAATGCTTCGCAGTTTATATGACTTGGACAAAAACAAGGCAGTAAAATATGCTAAAGAAATTGTCCAAAGATTAAACTTTGACGGATATCGTGCTTCTATGCCAGACCTATACAATATGATAGTTATGGTCAAGGAACAACACAAGTATGCGGACCAACTATTCAACAACTGGAAGATAGTGTTACCAGAGATGCGTATCAAACGTGTCATTAGAGATATAGCCTCAGGTGAACTGAATGCGAGAGATTTCGCACAGCTTATGATTATGCTACAACGCAAGATAAATCTAGACGGAGATCAAATGCGTATGCGTAGGCTAGTCAGCACGGAGAATCCAGCACAGAGCGAGCTCAATTGGATGCAGAAGCGTCTGATCACCATGACACGCCGAAATATCAACTCAGACTTACACGAGATATACAGAAAAGCCATATCCAAATAATATGCTTTGATTATTCTTACATTTTGGGCTAAATAAGTGTAGGGACATTACGATCCCACATATTAGGAGATTAAGAAAATGGCAACATTAACAAAAACACATCCAGCGGCAACAACTACTGACGTAGAATTAGCTCAGAATTTGCACTTCTTCACAGTTGACTATGTAAATGCTAACGCATCAACAGGTCCAGAAGGTGCTCAACAAGCAGTTTTACGTGCTATCGAAGACACAGCGACTATCGCGGCTATCGGTCCACTACTTGACACAAACTCACAGCAAACATTTGCTGTTGAAGCAACAGGTGGTAACGGCACAGTTGTAGCGGCTACATTACAAGCGGCTATCCGTGCTTTAGGTACAGTTGACTCAGTTGACTTATCTTCAGCAACAGTTACAGATACAAAATTAGGTATCTTAACAGCGGCTGTTGTATCATAAGTTTAGGCTTATAATTAAAGAAGCCCACTTTTTACGGTGGGCTTTTTTATTGGCGTAAATATCAGCATGGAACAACGGGAACTATTCGAGACATCCTACATCTATGAGTCACCGGACGGCGGCAAGACCATCTATAGGCGCAGGATGGGAGATAAAACAATGGAACGTGAATTGGTCAAGCAGTTAGATCATGACTACTTTGATTACAGCCATTGGGCCTATAGGCAGGATTGGGACGAGTTAGCCAAGAATCCCGCGGTCAGGGATTGCCTGGATAGGTTGAGGGTCATGGTTGAATTGGTGAGAGAAGCATGATAGTCTGTTGGACACTGGCTGATATCACACAGACTGGATTCACCAGAAAACCCACCAACGAGCATGAGATCAAACTGCGTAACCAGCAACGCAACTTTGAGACATTCCTACAACTTATAGGCATGCGTAACCAGCCCACCCTGATGCTACCTCCCGCAGTGTTGGAGGACCAAGATCTCAAGGTATACGGCTTCGGCGAGGACTACATGCAGGCAGTGGGCTTCAAGTATAATGTGTGGATGTTTGCGTTCGACGTGGAACAGCCCACGGCATTTGACAACGAGAACGGCAAGTTACAGGCCCTGATGGATGACTTTGATGGCATACCCATCATCACCGGCCTGGGAGAGACTGCGAAAATCAACAACACAATCAACACTTTAGGCCCTAGGCGCAACACGTTTTTCATGCACGATTTGGGCAATAATGATAAATAATCAGTATAAAGCATCACATAGAACACACATAACTCAGGCTCAAATTGGCTCATTACTAAACACAGATAGGTCGTGTGATAAACTTCCATTGGCGGAAAGAATAGCAGTATGAGTACAACTAAGATTGAGAAACAGAACTTAGAAGCCCACGTTGAGTTATGTGCCGAGAGGTATGAGGCATTGGAAAACAAACTAGACGCGGTGGAAAAGAAAGTTAGTAAGTTGGAAGAAGTGGTCTACGAGATCAAGGATCTCGTAATGGGCCAAAACGAAAAACGTAACCAGCAACTAATAAGATGGGGAGTTACTGTTATAGGTTCTCTCTTAGCAGTCGTTGCCTGGTTCATAGCACAGAATCTAGGTTAAGCTCATGCGCCAGGCTGAGGCATACAAGCGTCTTAGGACCATTGCCCGACAAGGATTGGATCAAGTTCGTAAGAACGTCATTGTCAAACGGAAGGACGACTATCTCGCTTTTGATAGGTACAGGATCGTAAGATCCCATGACGGATTCAAGGTGTTTCATCATGTCAATGAGGTACATGAGTTCCTGAATTCACAGATGGCAACCACGTATTGCACATTGGATACCTTCGGAAGGACCAATGAAGCGATGACCACGAAGAGAATCGACGAGGTCATCCAAC